GACGCCGAAGGCAACCAGCGGTGGATCTATTGGGCATTCCCGCACGAGTACGACGCTCAGATCCAAGAGTTCACCTTCGCGAACGATGTCTTCACGTTCTCGTACATGTCGAAGACGCGTCCGGCTAACCCGTTGTGGGATATCGGGAACCCATGGCTCGCCGATACGCCCGTGTCGGCATGGGGACCCGGCAAGCACTACGCTTTCGCGATCACGACGACCCCGCCACCCGAAGCCGGATGTGGTGCTGTCGAGATCGGCAGCTGATGCGCTAAGCTAATTCCATCTGACCTATGAAGCGCCCGTGACATCCGGTCACGGGCGCTTCGTCATAGACGAGGTGACATGAGCGAACAGTACATTCCGAAGATTATGCATCAGGTGTGGATCGGACCGCCGATGCCGGATCATCTCGCGGCGAACTGCGCTGCGTGGGCCGAGATGCATCCCGACTGGGATATGAAGCTCTGGACAGAGCGCGAGATCGACGAAATCGGCCTTCATAACCGAGCACTCTACGATCAGGCTGAACGGATCGTACCGCGCGACGCCGTCGAGCAGTTCCGCGCCGACATCGTGCGGTATGAAGTCCTCGCGCTCTTCGGCGGCATGTACGCCGACGTCGACACGATGCCGCTGCGGAACATCGAACCGGCGCTTACCGGACACTATGAGTTCGCGGCGCACGAGGATCGCACGTGGATCGGGAACACGTATCTCGGTGCGGTTCCGGGTCACTCAATTATGCAGACGCTCGTCGACGGTCTTCCGGCGAACGTGCATCGCTTCCGGGGCAAGCGCCCCAACAAGCTCAGCGGACCGCAGTACATCACTCCCGTGTGGAACCGCTACGGCGGCCACATCGCACCGCAACGGTCGTGGTTCCCGTACTCGTACGTCGACGTCAAGCGCGGCACAGTGTCTGAGGACTTCGGGCCGGACGTCTACGCTGTGCATAGCTGGGATCACACGCGCCGTGTCCTGCACGTCCGTCAAGCTGCCCGAAGGGTCTAACATGCTGAACTTCGATGAACTCGCCGAACTGGACGGTCTGATCTCACGCGACGTTGGCGAGCTGCTGCATAACTTCGCGGCGCTTGTTCCCGCTGATCAGGCAATCGTCGAACTCGGCTCGTACCGTGGCAAGTCGACGTGCTATCTCGCAACCGGCGCAGCACTCGACTATCATGCGCCCGTCTACGCGGTAGACGCATGGTCGGAAGAAGTCTCGGCATGGCGGGCAGCAGTGCTCTCGACGCTCCCAAGCCCCGCCTTTGAAGACTTCACGGCGCAGCTCGACAAAGCCGGAGTGAGCGATGGCGTGCACGTCATTCGATCGCTAACGACGCTCGCGGCCGAGATGTACGACGGGCCACCGGTCGGCCTGCTGTACATCGACGGCGATCACTCGCGCGAGGCCGTGCTAGCCGACTTCCGCGCGTGGCGGCGTCACCTTGCGCCCAATGCCGTGATCATCTTCGACGACTTCGGCGTCACGAAGAATCCCGGCGTGTCGCTCGCGGTCGGCGATCTCGAAGCTTCCGGCGAGTTGATCGACATCGACAAGCTCAAGAGCGAACGGCTCGCCATCGCCCACGCAGGCGACGTCGTCGGCGCACGGAAGCCCGGAGTCACGAAGTGAAGCAGATCGAATACACTCCGGCCGGGTACTGGGATCGGCGCTACCGCGAGGGACGCAGTTCAGGCGCAGGCTCCGAAGGCGACGAAGGTGCATACAAGGCCGAGTACGTCTCGAAATTCATCGCCGATCACGCCGTGAAGACCGTCGTCGACTGGGGATGTGGCGACGGGCAGGTACTCGAACTCGTCGAGCTTCCGGCGCAGACGCAGTACATCGGGGTCGACGTGTCGCCGCTGATCGTGGCGAAGATGCGCGAGAAGTTCGCCGGTCCACGCTATCTGTTCCATACCCCCGAAGCCTTCGCCACCGGAACCCGAACGCACTTCGACCTCGCGCTGTCGCTCGACGTGCTCTTTCACTTCCCCGACGACGTCGATTACTTCTCGTACCTCGCGAACCTCTTTCAGAGCGCCGACAAGTACGCGATGATCTATGCGACGAACTACGCAGGCGGCCGTACGGCGCGCCACGTCTTCCGGCGCGAGTTCACGCCGGACGTCGCCGAGCGGTTCCCCGATTGGGAACTCACGACCGTCGAGACCCCGCTACGCGAAGGTCTCGCTTCGTTCTTCGTATACGAGAAGGTGCGGTAATGCGACTCTCCGTTAAGATCATGGCGCACGAGAAGCGGGCGCAGTACGTCGGCGACCTCGTCGAACGGCTCGGGCTCACAGACGACGACGTGATCTGGGATCGCCGTAACGACCGGTGGGACACCGGCCGCCGCGCGTGGGAAGCGATCGACCAGTCGGCGGACTGGGGGATGGTCGTGCAAGACGACGCGCTTCCCTGCGCTGATCTCATCGCGGGTATGGAAAAGGCGCTCGATCGCGTCCCGCCGAACGTGCTCGTGACGCCGTACATCGGCACGCGCCGTCCCGTCGCCGGACGTGTCGAGCGCGTCGTACGCGAAGCCGCTGCGGCTGGAGCCGCGTTCATCGAAATGCCGTCCCTGAATTGGGGAGTCGCGATCACTGCGCCGACGTCGATCATCGATGAAATGCTGCCGTGGTGCGATGTGCAGGATTACCCGAACTATGACCGGCGCATCGGCCGCTTCGCGATCGACGTCAAGCGCATGGGCACGTGGTGTACCTTCCCGAGCCTCGTCGAACACCGGAACATTCCTTCGCTGATCGGGCACGGCGACGGCCGCGTAGCGCATCACTTCATCGGCGAAGACACGTCCGCTCTGACGGTAGACTGGGATAAGGGATCGGTCCGCATGAGCGGGACGCGAACTGTCGCCCGGTATATCGGCGGGACGTCCGCGCCGCTCGGACCCTACGGGACTCGGGGCTATCACGTCGCTCGCAAGCTGCGTGTGCCGAAGCAGGGACGCGGCGGCGATGTCGTACCAGAGCGGCCGGAAGGGTAGAGGTAAATGGCAGCGCTCAACACCGGACCGTGCGAGCCGTGGCCTACGCTATGCACGAGTTACCCGCCCGAAGCCACGCCTGCGCAAATCGAAGAAGCCGAGTGGATCGCGACGGAAGTGCTGTGGGAAGGCACGAAGAAGCAGTTCGGTCTCTGCTCTATGACGCTCCGGCCGTGCCGGAAGGACTGCTTTCCGGCGTGGCCGTGGATTCCGTCGACCGGATGGTACGACGTCGGTGGAATGTCGTGGCCGTACCCGGCTCCGGCGCTCGTCGGCGGGAAGTGGTTCAACCTCGCGTGCGGCACGTGCTCGTCGGGTTGCTCGTGCTCGTCGATCTCCGAAGTCGCCCTACCGTACCCCGTCGCGAACGTGACGCAAGTGAAGGTCGACGGCGTCGTACTGCCTACCACGGCGTACCGGGTCGACGATTGGCGTCTGCTCGTGCGGCTCGACGGGCAGGACTGGCCGCGTTGCAACGATCTCAACCTAGCTGACACCGAAGACGGAACCTGGTCAGTCACGGCGCAGTACGGCACGGTGGTGCCCCGACTCGGCCAGCTTGCGGCCGGACAGCTCGCAACGGAGATCGTGAAGCGCTGCGTCGGTGCGGGCGACTGCCTGCTGCCTGAGAGCATGGTTCAGCAGATCACCCGGCAAGGCGTGACGAAGGTGTTCTTCGACGCGAAGTCGTTCTCTGCCGGGCGTACCGGCCTGTACTGGGCTGATCTTTTCCTGAACCGGAAGAATCCGTCGAATACCGGTATCGCCACGATCTTCGACATCGACGGCGAGCACGCTCGACGGGTGGGCACGTAATGGGGCAGAACAACGCGAACCCGTTCGCCGTCTACGACATCGCGCAGCACATCAAAGCGTGCGTGCTCGAACGGCTCGAAATGACGACGAAGGGACTGCCTGAACGCGCCTGCGTGATCTCGGGCGAACTGGCGTGGGACGAATGCGAGTGCGGACAGCTCACAGTTGCCATCGCGAACGAGTACGAGTCGAACGGGACGGCCGCGCCTCGCGCAGGTGCGGAGAACCCGGGACGGCGCTCGTGTGGTCCGCCCCTATACGTGGCGAACTACGTCGTGACGATGCTACGCTGCGCGCCCACCGGCACGAATACCGCGCCGCCTACGTGCGACGAGCTTGAAGCCTTCGCCCGCATGTCCACCGAAGACGCGTGGGCGGTCCGCACGGGCGTGATCTGCTGCCTTGACGAGGCGATCTCGACGCGCCTCCCGAACGGCACGAAGTTGTACCGCGACTTCGTCGTGAGCACGCAGACGCGCATCGGGCCGCAAGGCGCGTGCGGAGGCTCGGCGCTGCCGGTGTCGGTCACGATCGACAACGGATGCTACCCGTGCGAGGTTAGCTAGGGGGCGACATGGCGACGGTCCGCGTCACGCAAGATGTGAATGAAGGCTACATCCGCAGGCTTTCCCGTCCGGGCGGACCGCTTGAACGCTATCTTGAGTTGCGCGCGCTCGCCGTACAGGCGGCATCGAAGCAGCGCATTCGCGAGGCTCCGCAGCGCATCGACACCGGCAACCTGATCAACTCGATTCAGATTCGAATCTACTACCGGAGCGGTATCCCCATCGCGCGCATCGGAACCGACGTCGAGTACTCGATTTACGTACACGATGGAACTGTCTACATGGAAGCGAACCCGTTCCTACGTGACGGGCTCCGTCGCGGGATGCAGCAATTCGCTTAATCGGTGTTACGCTGTGCGCATGGATTTTACTACCGCTAAGAATCGACTCGATTTCACGGTCGATGGGCAGAAATTCGAGACGAAGAACGCTGTCGCGGCCGGGATCATCTTTCGGCTGCAAGGCACGTTCGTGAAGATGGGCGACAAGCGCGAAGACGCCGGGGCCGAACGTGCGGAAGCGTTCGAAGAACTGAAAGCCGTGTACGAGAAGATCCTTACCAAAGCAGCGTGGAAGCGATTCGAACCGCTGCTTGAGGGGACGTGCGACGACAAGTCAACGCCCATCGACCCTATGACGCTCATCGCCATCACGCAATGGATCGTTGGCGAAGGTTTGGGAAAAGGCAATACGCCGCCGCAGGATTCCTAGCCTCATGGGCCACGCAAGATGGGGTGTGGCCGTTGTTCGACGGTTGGTGCGCTTCGCAAGGGGTCGCGCCGCTTGAACTGCCGTGGGATCGCTGTCTCAACCTGGTCTACTACTTCGCGACACGGAATGCCTCAAAAGAGAAGAAACAGGAATTCGACGCCGCTATGTCGCAGCAGGTCACAGCCGATACGCTGCGGCAGATGGCTCTGACCAGGAAAAACGCTCTGAGAGCGACGGAGAGCGACGAACAGCCTTCGGGGGTACCCGAGGTACCAGAGGAATCGCGACCGACTCGCACCGGCAAGCTTCCACCGCGCCCGGCCGGGTGGGGCGACGCCGAGACCGCTACACGGCAGGCGCTCATCGTCGCTAAGTCACTCAAAGTAGGGTGATGAACACCTCTTAATACGCGGTAGTGTGAAGCTGCCGCTACTGGGGGAATCATGTCCGACGCACTTGACCGCGCATACGTCGAGATCGAGCCCGACTTCTCGACGTTCAACCGCAACGTTGCCGCTGGTGTGTCCGCTGCTGCCCGGAACATGAGCCGACAAATCGGCAACGCGGTCGGGGATGTTGAGGATCAATTCGCTCGAATGGGTGACACGATCGCCGATTCCTTCGACGGACTAGACCGGCCGATTGAAGCGGCTAAAGACGAGCTAGACGAGCTTGGCGACGAAATCGACCGCGTCAGCGGTCGCCGAGTCGGCATCGACATCGACATCGACCGGGAAGGCACGTTCTCTCGGTTCCTGTCGTCTATCACGGGCGTACGCCTCCCGGTGACTGGATTCGCTGCACTCGGTACAGCGGCAGCAGCAGCAGCCGGTGCCGTGATTCAGCTTGGCGCGGCACTTGCTCCGGCCGTGGGGATTGTCGCCGGACTCCCGGCTGCTGTCGGTGTCGGCGCTGCCGCAATCGGCACGCTGCAAGTCGCCACGGCCGGATTCAGTGACGCGATGGCTGCGGCGTTTGAAGACACGGAAGCCTTCGACGCCGCAATCGAGAATCTGTCGCCGAATGCGCAGGCGGCAGCGGAAGCGTTTCGCGCGGCTGTTCCTGAACTGCAAGCACTGCAAGACAGCGTGCAAGATGCGTTCTTCGCTGACTTTGCCGACGCCATCGAAGCGGCGGCAGGCGCTCTGATTGGCCCACTCTCGACAGGTATGAGTACTGCGGCCGGGTTCGCAGGCGACCTCGTTGCGGGACTGCTGAACGTCGCTGGCTCAGCATCAGGCATCGACTTCGTGACGTCGAGCTTCGAGACGCTGAACGGCATTCTCTCACAGCTTGCCGCGCCGGTAGCGGACCTCTTTACGGCGTTCCTCGATCTCGGTACGGCCATCAATACGGCCTTTGGCGGCGCTGGAGCCGGAACCGGTCTCGCATCGATGATTCAGCAGTTCGCGGACTTCATCGCCACGGCGACCGCATCAGGGCAGGCTGTCGCGTGGGTTGAGAACGCGCTCGCTGTCTTTCAGCAGGTAGGCGACATTCTATCGCCGCTCGTCGGCATTTTCCTTTCGATCGGGCAAGCGGCGTCGGAGACCGGAGGCAATATTCTCGGCGCGTTCGGTCAAGGGTTGCAGGTGTTCGACGATTTCCTAGCGTCGGCGCAAGGGCAAGACGTGCTCGTGACGCTCTTCGAAGCGCTCAACCAAGTGGGTGCGAGCTTCGGCACCGTGCTCTCGAACATCGCTCCGGCGTTGCCGCCGATCATCTCGGGTATTTCGGGCATCCTCTCCGCCGTGTCTCCGCTGCTCGGGCCGCTGTCGCAGCTCGTCGGCTCTGTTCTGACGGCACTTGCGCCGCTGCTCGGTATCGTTGCGGCAGCGATTCAACCCCTTATCGGTCCTTTGACCGAAATTCTCGAATTGCTCGGTCCTCTCCTCGTTGACGCGATTAATACTCTTATGCCTGTTATCGAGCTTTTGGTCGGTATATTGGGCACGCAGCTCGGGGTCGTTATTGGGGTTGTTGGGGCTGTTTTGGAGGCGCTTGCCCCCATCATCACAGTCGTACTCGAAGCGCTCGAACCGCTGATTCAGGCACTCGAACCGCTGTTCGAGCTCCTAGGTGTTATCGCCGGTCTGATCGGCACCGTGCTTGAACCGATCATCACGGCGCTCGGGGCTGTGCTGCTCTGGCTTGTCGAAAATGTCATCGTGCCGTACGTGATCCCGATCATCGAAGCACTGATTGATCTGCTCGTACTCGCTCTCGGTACCGCGATCGAATGGGTTGTGCAGCAGTTCCAGAGTGCTGGCGAGAACCTGTCCATTATCTTTGAGTTCATCAAGGAAAAGGGAGAGGAACACACGCAGGCACTGATCGGCGCGTGGAACCTGCTACAAGCCGCTTTCCGCACTGCTTGGAACATCATTAATAACAACGTGTTCACGCCGTTCAAGAACGGCATTGCCATCGTCAAGAACGCGGTGCTAGGTCATTTGAGCACGATGAAGACCGGTTGGGACACATTTGTCGGTTTTATCGTTGGGATTCCACGGCGCATTAGCGGCGCGCTGAGTAACATGTTCAGTCCGCTAGCTTCCGGGTTCCGATCGGCAATTAACTCTGTGATCTCCGGATGGAACAACCTGTCATTCTCTATCCCTTCGGTAGACATTCCAGGCGTGGGCACGGTCGGCGGCGGCACGATCAACACGCCGAACATCCCGTACTTGCAGACCGGTGGTTTCACGCAGGCCGAAGGACTCGCGATGCTGCACCCCGACGAAATGGTGTTGCCGCTCACGAACTCGAACGGCATCAACGCCCTCGCGGATGCGTTCCGCGCTGCCGGATTGCAAGGGAGCAGCGATCAGCCCATTCAAGTAGTCGTGCAAATCGGTAATGAGACCATCACGCATATGGTTGATACGCGCGTGAATCAGAACAACAAGACGCTTGCCCGACGCGCACGCGCGGCCACGGGAAGGAACTAGCACATGGCATCGTTGACGGCGACGTATCTCGACGACTTCGGGCGCGTCCGTCTCGAACTCATCGACGGCGAGCCCGGTGTGCGCTACCGTGTCCAACGTTCAACAGCAGTCGACCCCACGTGGGTGGATGTGCGCGGGGGGCAGTTCCTCGCTACCACGCACACGACGATCGTGGACGACTACGAGTACACGCCGAACGTGCTCAATTCGTACCGGCTGATCGAGCCCGTATTCTATGAGGCGTTCGACCGTGCGTTCCCTTCGGCCGGAACACTGCAAGTCACCGGCGTGGCCGACAGTTACGCGAACACTCCCGATAATGCCGCGCTCGACATCACCGGCGACATTGACATCCGCGCCGACGTCACGACTACGTGGAGCGGCACGCAGCAAGCACTTGTCAGCAAGTACACCGTAAACACCAATCAGCGCTCATATCGATTTACTGTCGAGTCGAACGGCCGTCTGCGTATCACACGCTCGACGGACGGTATCTCGACTACCAACATCACATCAACTGTTGCCGTGCCTATCAGTACGGGTCGGCTTGCTGTGCGCGCGACACTCGACGTCAACAACGGCGCAGGCGGACATACGGCTGTGTTCTATACGGCCGCGAACGGGTTGAGCGGCCCGTGGGTGCAACTCGGGGATTCGGTCGTAACCGCTGGTGTCATCACGAACTTCTCAGGTACCGCGCCGCTCGAAGTAGGTTCGTCGAACAACGGCGGCTTGACCCGCCTTACCGGGCAGGTACACGCCGCCCAAGTTCGCAACGGCATCGCAGGGGCGATCGTGGCGAACCCCGACTTCAATGTGCAGGCAGCCGGAACGACGGTCTTCGTGGATTCGGCCGGACGTACCTGGACAGTACAGTCCGAAGCGTCGATCATCACGATTGCTCCCGTGCCGGGTACGACGTGGGGAACCGCGAACACCGGCGAAACGTGGAACGTGGGGGGCTCGTCTGCTGGATTCAGTGTCTACGTGAATAACGGCGTCGGCGTCATGGCGAGTTCGAGTCCGGTCGGAACGGTCGTTGAACTCGTCACGGATCAAATTCCGGGAGCCGAAGACGCAGAAATCACCTGGTCGGCTATGTACCCCGGATCGGCGATTCTGCTTGACGACGATGTGGAATGGGCTGTCGGACTGCGGGCTGCGGATGCGAGCAACGTATACGAGTCGAACCTACGATTCCGCACCGAAGCTAACGGATACAGCGTAGAACTTCGGCTAGGGAAGTTCGTCGCCAATGTGTATACGCAGCTAGGTACCACGGGTTCCATCGGCACATGGGTACCTAACATCCCGTGGCATGTTCGCTTCCGTGTGCAGGGCTCGACGCTGTCTGCCCGCGCTTGGCAAGAGGGACGAGACGAGCCGTCTGACTGGCACATCACGGCCGTTGACACCGATCTTGTTGCCGGAACCGGCGTGTTCGCTCGGGGCTACAAGGACAGCGGCATTGCGTATGAGCAGTGGTTCGGGCCGATGGAAGCGCACTCGATCCCCATGAGCATTGCCAGCGTGATCACCTTGACGCCGATGCAGGAGGGTGTGTTCCTCAAGTCGATCGTGTTCCCGTCGCTGAATCACGAGCTCGAATGTGTCGACTGGGATGAGCTCACCCGTGATGCTCGTACGGCATTCTTCGATATCAAGGGACGCCACCAGATCCTTGGTATCGCCGATGTCGGCTCGTCCGCTACGTTCTCACTCACCTTCATCTCGCGTTCAAAGGCTGAGAATCGCGCAATCGTCGCGCTGCTGACGTACGGCGGCGTCATGCTGCTACAGCCACCCGGTGATGACGAAGACGAGGAATGTCCCACGGCGTTCTCTGGAATTCCTGAGGGCTACGTCATGGCGAACGGGAACTACACGCAGTCTCGGACGGTATATGGTAAACCTCTATGGCTGTGGACGGTCACTTTCACGCGTGTCGCCCCTGCTGACACGGTAAACATCATCCCGACGTCGCTGACGTGGGCGCAGCTCTGGTCGATTATCGGTCAAGACGGCACCTGGGAAGATGTGTGGGCGCTGTGGTCGACATGGCAAGAGGTCTGGCTTACCTCAGGCAGCCCGGCTGACTTCGGAGGGATCATCGGATGACCGATCGCACCAATCACGACCTAGCTGCCTTGATCACACCTGCGCCGTCGCGTGGTGTGCAGTTCTCACAGGCGCGTGTGCTGACGTGGGATAACGAGACGCTGCACAATACGCTCGAATGGCGCGGGATCACGATCACGGATGTCCCGATCGTCGAAGGTATCAACGCGCTCGTGATCCGACCGGGCGACATCGTCGGGATGCTCGGGTGGGCTCCCGAGAACGCCAAGGGGGTGGGCTCGTGGTGGATTCTGGGTAAGCTCTCTAACCCTGGTGAATTCGTTGCCGACCTCAATGTCACGGCTAAGCTCTTTCGGTTTGTCACTGAGAACGGCGACCCGCTGGCATTCTTCGGTAAAGAGGGCGACGGCGACCCCTTGTGGGCGCTCTACTACGGTGGTTCCGATGGTCAGTGGGCTATTCGCACGCTCAATGCTCGTGACCTGGTACTCACTTATCGTGACGGTCAAGATGCTCTACGCATGTCGGGTGACGAGGGTTCCCAAATCATCCAAATCTTCGATCAGTCCGGCAACGAAATGTTCAGCACCAACGGTGCAACAAACGGCGTCGGTATGGCGGACCCGTGGATTCCGTACCTGATTCAGCCGACTACGGATGCGCAGCAGCTCGGTACCACATACCTGCCCGCTACCACGAACGCGGCCATGACGACCATTTGGCGGGGCCACAACCCGGTGTACCATCCCCGCGTCACGTACGGAGTCACAGTTATCGCAACCGGTACGGCCGGTTGGCAATTCCGTATGAACACGGGTTCAGGCGCGGTAACACTCGCTACCGGATCGGGTAGCTTCTCTGGCACGGTGGACGTGCCCGGCTTCGGCACCACATTCACGCCAGGAAACCAAGTCGAATTCATCGTCAACGCCAACAACACCGGAGGTGGCACTACGCATATCGGTGTTGACCGCATGTACGGACGACAGAGCTAATGGTTACTGCCGCTGATTTCGCGTCGCTCGTTTCAGGGTCCCACACAGCGAAGTTCCGTGTCGTCGCCGTAGACGGCTACCAAGACGGAGAAACACCGACCGGTACGGAGTTGAAGGTCGTAGGCGGGAACATCGAACTCGACGCCACGGCTGATATTCGGGGCACCGGCTCGCTGATGCTCGCTGAGCCGTGGCCTACTGTGCAGAATCGCTCACTCGCTCCGTACGGTGCCGAAGTGTTCGTTGCGCGCGGCGTAGACACGGGCGGTGACGGCGTCCTGTGGGCTCCGCTCGGGTATTACCGAGTGAACGAGATTGATCAAGATGACGCTGCATATGATCCCGTAGGCGTGACGCTCGAAGACCGTATGTCGACCATCATCGACTCAAGGTTCCTTGCGCCCCGTCAATGGTTGCAGGGTACGGAAGTCGGAGACATCATCGACGAAGTGGTCACGGAAATCTATCCGAACGCCACGATCATCTATGACGACGACTCGAACCTGTCGCAGCTCGGCCGATCACTCATCGCCGAAGAATCCCGGCTCGAAGTATTGAAGACGCTCGCCGAAGGACTCGGCAAAATCTTTTACTGGGATGCCCTTGGACGGCTTGTGTTCGAAACTGTTCCAGATGAAGACGTCCCTATCTGGGTAGTGAACGCTGGAACGAACGGCGTCATGGTGAACGCGAACCGTTCGCTGTCTCGACAAGGCGTATACAACGCCGTGGTGGTGCTAGGCGAAGGTACCGACGAGGTACCGCCCGTGCGTGCCGTTGCAGTCGACGCCCAAGAATCGAGCCCGACGTTCTTCGGCGGCTCATTCGGCCGCGTCCCGCGCTTCTACGCGTCTCCGTTCATCACGACACAGAATCAGGCAGAGAACGCGGCCGTTAACCTCCTGAGGCAGTCACTTGGCGCGCCGTACGATGTCGGCGCTTCGGCGGTACCGAACCCGGCGCTCAAGCCGTACGATGTAATTCGCGTGGTGTACAACGATGGTAACCGTGAGCTACACGTCGTTCAGAAAACTAATATTCCAATGACTGTCGACGCATCGCAAGGCATTGCTACGCGGCAGTCGGCAATCGTACACGTGGGAGTGACGTAATGCCGCAGACACCGACATACGGATTCGAGTTCGAAACGCCGCAGTCCAAGCCCGGCATTACGCTTACCGGGGACATTGACGGATCGTCGCCGATCCTCGCCGAGCAGGTCGAAACCGTGATCGCTGGCATCGATGCGCGAGTGGCTGCCGCCGAAGGTGACATCGCCGCGCTGCAAGTGACCGATCCGGGCGATACGGGATGGCTCACGCTCTCGACGACAGCCGCCGCAGGCTTCACGCTGACGTCTGCCGTTTATCGGTTGTGGGGTCCGATCGTCGGCATCCGGGTTGAGTACGAGCGCACGGGAGGCAACATCACGGCCGACTCACAAGGCAATGTCGGTGGCGACCCACAGATTTGCACCATCAACACGGTTGAGGCTCGGCCATCGCAACAGCAACTCACGGTCATCCATTCGTCGCTGACGTCCGGAATGGGTACCCTCAGCACGGCCGGTGTGCTCAACCTGACGGACATGCACTCAAGCTCGTCCATCCTGACGGGGCACTTCGTGCGCATGAGCGGTACGTTCTTCGGCTCCACGTTCTCATAAGGGGAAATCATGCCGAGCACCAGCAACTTTGACTTTACATACGAATCGCCCTCGTCGCTGCCGGGCGTGTCGCTGACGGGCGGTCCGGGAGGCGCGAGCCCGATTCTTGCCGTGCAGGTCGACGCGGCGCTCGCGGCGCTGACTTCCACCGTTGACGGCAACACTGCAAGCATCGCGACGAATACCACCGGGCTGGCTTCGGCGAACACCAACATCACGAACCTTCAAAACTGGACGCGACGGGGAACAACTACATTCACTTTTGTCACTCTGTCGTCGAACACTGCTGCTGTCAACTTCGGCTTTACGTTCCCCGGTGTGCCTACCGTAACAACGAACATCGACTTCGGAACGGCCGCCACGGCTCGATGGGAATCGCGCGCGATCACGGTTACGACGACCGGTTTCACGATGTTCGTGTATTCGTCGCAGGCGACCACGGCTTCATGGACTGACGTGCCCGTAAGCTACATCGCCCACTACGACTAGGCCCGATGGTCCGCCACGTGATCCCGCACGAGAGACAGGCTTGCGCGTGATCGTCCGTCAGGGCTAGCAGGTTCCCCGAGCAGATCGGGCACCGGACGCGCTTCCGTGCGCGGATGAGCTTCTTACGCTGCTTCAACGTGAGGCCACCCCATGTCCCATAGCTCTCAGCGTTAGCGATGGCCTCGACGAGGCACGCGCGCCGGACGGGACACGTCCCGCATATCTGCGCCGCTGTCGCGTTCGGCTCGGCTGCCTTGTCGTCGGAGTCCCAAGGGTCGAAGTAGCGATCCGCTAGCTTCCGACAAGCGGCGTCGTCCCGCCAACGGCGCGAAGGCTCGCGGCCGAAGCCGCGAGCCTTCTCCCCCGGTTGATTCAAGTTGTCTCCTAAGCGAAATACTGTGCGCAGACGGGTCCGTACCCCTGCGCAATGCTCACCTCATCGGTAAGCGTCCGCTGGCAGTTGATGCACACGCCGTACAGATCGCCATACTCGGCCGCCTCTTCTTTCGTCATGCGGTGCTCAGGCTTGATCGAGTTCAGGGGACGCTGTCCGGTGTACTCGAAGCCGTCTTCCGTGAGCCGCTTCGTCGCAAGGTAGCCCTTGCGCGTGCGGTACACCTTGAAGGTTTCGCCGTTGACCTTGTACATACCCTCATCGACTGCGGGCGTTGAGCGGTACGCGTTCCGGAACTTCGGCTTTCCTTCGTATTCCTTGATCTTCGCCGAGACGAGCGCCTGTGACAGCTTGTGCTCTTGTACCCAGGTGATCGCCGCGAGCGCCGTCGTCTCATCTTCGATGCGCTCGGCGAGCAGAGCAACGAGGTAGTTGATGGACTTCTCAGAGGCCGGGGAGGAGATAGCAAGAGTGTTCATCGTTCGTCCTTTCGTCGTCGGTCTATGAAGCATATACCGACGCTTCCGGGAGGTGCAAGCGGGACAGCAAAAATTTTTGAAGTTGTCTCAGCGCAGACGGCGCGGCGTGATCGCCTTGTCCTCGAAACGCTGTGCGATGCGCTCAGCGCTCCGCCGCGTCCGGCACAGCTTGTGGTCGATAGGGTCGATCCCCCAATCCGACGACGCGTGCTGCACCCAGAGCACAGACTCGGCACGCGCAGGTGCGACCAGCACGAACCGATATCGCAGCGTCTCAGCACGGTACGTGTGCAGGCTCGTGTCGTCCTTAATCCATTTCAACCGCATATCGGCTCCCTTCATCCGTTCTTCGCGGCTTCGAGAACCGATCGGCGGTATCCCCGAGCCTTTTCACCGTTGCCCATCGCAAAGGCGTTAGGCTCCGGTGTCACGCCGTAGGCGCGCATCCGGGCGTGTACTTCATCGACAGTGATTCCGAGCGTTGCGGCAAGCCGCGCCGTCGAGACACCTTGCAGCCCTTCGGAGAGCCGCAATGCGACGTCGAGAATGTTGTGCTTCGCGAGGTTGAGCGATGCCGGTTGCTCGCGTCGCCACGCCTCGCGCGCCGGGAGCGCCTTCACGTGTTCCTTTTCCATAAACCATACTCGGACGGGATCGGGAGCGCGATCCTCACCCTGCACACGTACGAGCGCCCACCCGCCTTTTTCCAAGTCTTCCGCGTGCCATCCCTTGCCGGTGGCGTCTTCGCCTAGCACAACGCGTGCTTCTTTCGAGCCCGCGACTGCCAAGCAGACTTGCGTAGTGAGCTGCCCGGCAATCTGCGAATCGAGACCCGGACCGTTCCCCGTCATGGTCGGCTTCTGCGTCGCCCACCATAGGCGGATACCTGCAGCGCGAGCCCGTCGAGCGAGCGACCGCAGTCCGCCGACCGAATCGGGAACTTCCGCCATGAGTTCCGCACCCTCGTCGACCGACACGACGATATTCGGCCGTTCGTCGGTGGGCTCCCATAGGTCGATGCCGCGCGATTCCATGATGGTTTCGCGCTCTTTCATCTCGGCGATCAGCTCGTCAATGACGGACTGCACGCCTTCCGGCTCCGACTCGACGCGCGCCGTATGACGCCAGAGCGCGCCTTCGGCGCGCTTTAGGTCGAGAATCACAAGCGCCGTGTGAGGCTTCGCGAGCGCATCCGCCATAAGCACGCGCAGCGCTACCGACTTGCCTGAGCCGGACGTGCCCGCGACGAGCAGGCGCTCATCGGTGTTCACCCGGACGACTTCGGCCGTGTCAGCGTCGAGCCCGATCCCCTCGCGCTCAGGCGACCATGTCAGATCGAGCGCGCGCGTGCGGGTGCGGACGCGCAGCACCGCGCGATTGGCCGTGCCTCCCGGCTTGACTTGCGTGCGTACCTTGTCGGGAACGGCGAGCAGCGCGCGCACCTGGTCGACCTGCTCGTCAAGCTTGCCCGGTGTCCACGTTCCGGCGAAGCCGATCGGGATCAGCAAGCCTGACTCATCGATCACCGGGTGACCGGGGATCACTTCGTGAAGCTTGCGTTCGGCAGCGTGCTCGTCCCACGTCGCGATCCGGTGAATGATCTCCGATTCCTCTGGCGACGGCTTCAAGCCGGACGTGCCGCGCACCTTCGCGAAGAATGACGGCTTCGATTCCCCAGGCTCGACGACCTCGCCAGCGACGGGAGCGGCACCGGTCAACGAGGACCGGTGAGCCCACCCGTCCCAGACGAGATAGCCGTACGTGGCAGGCCATACCAGCACCATGCCCGGATCGCCGTGCAGCAGCGCGTAGACGGGATACCCAACGAGCGCGCACGGGATCGTGAGCGCAATCGCTGAGCGCAGCGTGCGCGTTCCGAATGCGCGCGCCTTGATCTCTAGATCGGTCGACTCGCGCACGGGCGCGCGGTATTGCGCCTGCGCGCGCTTCGGGTGGCGCGCCCGTGCGCGCGCTTCCCGCTCAATGCGCGCGTTACGCTCGCGCGTCTCGCGCGCGCGCATGTGCTCTTCGAGACCTTCCGCGCGCACCCAATCGCGCGCGCTCTCCGCATGGCGGCGCGCGCCCCGCAGGAACAAGCCCCACGAAGCGCGCGCCATGCGCGCCTGAGCGCGCTCGTTGTTCTGAGGTTCGCCGGTCATCTCAGCCGCCGAAGAATCGTTGCAGCGCTTCGAGCGTTCCGAGACTCAGTCCCCCGTAAACGACTTCCATCGCCCCGTGGAGCACGCCGCTGGTGCCGTGTGCAGCGACCGGAGCGGCGATCATCGCCGCGACTGCGCCGGGGTTGTGTTCAGGCTCGTTCAGCAAGTCATAGACCGTGATGCCGAAAGCGGCGATGCACACGAAGCCGAGTACCCAAGGGGCGACTGCGCCGACCCCAACCATGCCCCCGATACCGTTGAACAGCGCAGCGGCCCGCTCAGCAAGCCACATGGCGATTGCCGACGCGTACAGCACCACTGATCCAAGTACGGCGATGGTCACGCAGACATACCCGACAATCTTGCTGCTCTGCATCCGGTCATTCCAGAACCACGCGACCGCGAACAAGCCTGCGGCCACGATACCCGCAAGCACACTACCGAACATGATCTTTCATCCTCTCATCCGTATCTAACTGGTATTTCATTATACACGTTGCGGCACGGCACGCACTAGGGGTACCCCGAAAGGGCGCACAACCTGCACACCCGCTTTTCTCGCGCGCTAGTCCGGCACACCGTGTCAAGCGTGCCGGAAGGGTGTTTCCCCTGGTCAGATACCCTAAGGGGGTGTGCCGGTCCCGGTGGTCAGCGTGCCGGAGCGGCACACCAGACGGGCCGGTGTGCCGCTCGCTGTGCCTCTAGCTCATCGCCTTGCGGATCGGGGTAACCCACTTGCGGCAGTTCCCCGCCGAGAGTCCGAAAGCACGAGCGAGATCGTCACCCGTGGGAAGAGTGCCGTTCGTCTTCACGAACTCGATCGCCCACTCAAGCGCGTGCGACGGGCCGTCGAAGTACTCGCGGGTTGCCGCGACGAGATCGAGCGCGACAGGCGCACTCACAGTGTCAGTCGCGCGCTCGTCGCTGTCCTCGTGCGCGCTCATCTCAACGACCGGCGCGGGAGGCGCGCTCACGGGGCGCACTGCGCGCACTGTGCGCGCGCTCTGCGCGCGCTCATTCCAAGGGTTCATGTGCGCGACGGCACCGCGCGCAAGCGCACTCGCTCCGGCGTAGCGCGCGGCCATGCGCGTTTGAATGCGCGCGCGCACTTCGGGTGTGAGGATGCCGAGCGCGTCGGCTTCCGCCCATGTGCGGTCGAACGCGCGCGAGCGCGCCGAACGCATCAGCTTCGCGCCCTCGTTGGCCGCGAATCCGTGGTTCACGATCCGGGTGATCAGACGTTCCGTGACGATCGCGCTCGCGTCTCGTGAGGTCGCCTTGCCGCGCTTCAAGCGGTACCAAGTCACCAGAGCAGACGGCTTGTGCGGGCGTCCGAAGGTGATTACGACGTGCCACGCAACAGCGGCCAGCAGCGGCCACAGCGCGAAGATGACGCTACCGCCACCCCACCATGCAACGACGCTCATGAGTGTCGCCATGAGCCACACACCAGCCTCGTAGCGGTTGAATCCTTCGCCCTTCGTCATGTGCCACAGCGACAGCGCGCCAAGGATCGCAAGGAACGCTTCGAAGACGACGACGACACTGATCGCCGTGTCGATCGAGTGGAGTCCGACGCGGTGCAGCGCCGTGATGGATGCGTGCGCGCTCAGGTTCGTCGCGGCGAGCGCGACGAGCGCGACACCGCTCAATAGCGCGACGCGCAAGCGCGCATCTGCGCGCTCGCCGGATTCGCGGCGTGCGCGCCTGCGCTCGGCGCGCGCTTCGAGTTCGGGACGCTTGAGTTCGCCCCAGATGCGCGCGCGCTCTGATGCGCGCGCCCGCGCGCCGCGCGCGCTGGCCCAAACGAGCGTGATCGCCGTGAGCGCGATGAGCGCGCACGCGAGCGTTAGGGAGCTGTACGGGTTGAGCGTGAAGTTCATCGTTTCGTCCTCTCATCATGTCGTCAGCGAATTGTATCAGAGTACGAAAATGAGCGCGCATCCGGGGGATGCGCGCTCATCGCGTGGTGCGCGCTCATGCGCGCTCATCTGTACTTTGGAGGCGCGACCGGGAGTCGAACCCGGCTGCGAGGTTTTGCAGACCTCGACCTCACCGCTCGGACATCACGCCATTGCCCGGCCGAAGCCGGGTCACACGATCCCGAGTTGAGCTAGCATTCCACGGGGCACGTGCGGCCTAGTTTCCCGCGTCTGGCCTCACCTAAGCATTCCAGTCTTGACCCGTTCCGGCGATCAACCCGATGGGCGCGGTACTTCCCCTAGGGGAAGCTGTGGAGAAGACCGGATTCGAACCGGTAACCGTCTGCTTGCAAGGCAGATGCACTTCCGTTGTGCTACATCCCCTGATCGAGCTGGCTCGGGAGTTGAAGCCGTCCAGCCCTTGTACACCGTGAGGGAGTCGAACCCCCGACCCGCTGCTTGTAAGACAGCCGCTCGTTCCACTGAGCTAACGGTGCGTAGCGAGCCCGAGATTTGAACTCGGAACCACGATCGTATCAGGATCGCGCTCTAACCAAGTTGAGCTAACTCGCCGTGTGGTCTGCGGTTGCACCCGCAGACCAGCATGGAGATGCCATGCGTACCCCGCGCAGGATTCGAACCTGCGACCACAGAGTTTAGGAAACTCCGGCTCTGTCCGCTGAGCTAGCGAGGTGTACGCCGTCAGGGTATCGAACCCCGGTCCCCGAGTTAAAAGCTCGGTGCTAAACCACTCAGCTAACGGCGCTTGATGCGGACCCGGAAGCGCTTCCGTCCCGCACACCCACTCGGCATCACTGCCGGTAGGTCCGATTCACAACTGTCGGAGAGTATCCGCAAGCCTCGCGAAGCGGCGGACGGTATCCCGTTGCGGGGCTCGGTACACCCCAGTACACCGCCTTGGAATCGAACCAAGGTCCCCTGGTTAAGAGCCAGGTGCTAATCCCCTCAGCTAGCGGTGCGTGATGAAGTTGTTACGTGTCTCGTCGTGGGATCGAACCACGCCGCCCGGGACTTCACTCCGGCGCTCTGCCTACTGAGCTAACGAGACTCGACAAATGTCGAACCCGAGATTTGACGTCTTGCCGAACACGGCAACTCACGTTGCCGAGTTTTGAGCCCCTACCGGGAATCGAACCCGAACCACTCGATTACGAAACGAGCGCTCTACCATTAAGCTACGAGGGCGAACGGTAGGGGAGAATCGAACTCCCGTGATCTGTTTGGAAGACAGACGCTTTGCCACTAAGCTACTACCGCATGTTGTCTTGCGTGCCCCGAGATGGAATCGAACCATCGACCACCGGCTTCGTAGACCGTCGCTCTATCCGCTGAGCTACCAGGGCGTATCTAGTTGTCGCGTGTCCCGAGCCGGAATTGCACCGGCGTCCGTCTCGCACGTATCGAGCCCTCTTTCTGCTGAGCTACCGGGACGCAGTACTCGTCCCCGGATTCGAACCGGGACTCTTCGGCTTTTGAAACCGTTGCCTCTGCCGTTGGGCTAGACGAGCGTAACGCGGAAGGGATTCGAACCCATACTGAACCGGTCCTGAACCGGATGCCTCTGCCGTTGGGCTACCGCGTTGTACCCTGAGTGAGATTCGAACTCACACTGAACGGCTCCTTAGACCGATGCCTCTTCCGTTGGGCTACCAGGGCGTATGAAGTTGGGGAGTGTGACGGGACTCGAACCCGCAGCATCCCGGATCACAACCGGGCGCACTGCCTTCGTGCTTCACACTCAGTCGGGATAGAAGGAATCGAACCTTCGATCTCGTGATCCCAAATCACGCGCCGTGCCATTGGGCCATATCCCGTAGTGCCCCGTTGCTGCCGGGTGGGGCCTCCCCTCTGCTGCGCTATCTCTGAGAACTTCGCGCAGGCATTGCGCCATGTACGGGGATCGAACCCGTTACCCTTCGCTCGACAGGCGAACGCTCTTCCAATGAGCTAACACGGCATGTTCAGTTGGTGAGGTCGGAGCGAACGCGACGCGCGCCGACCTCGTGCGTCGATCAGGACGCTCGTACTCCGACAGGGACTCGAACCCTGTACCCGAGAGTGAAAATCTCGGATCTTAACCCATAGACGATCGGAGCTTGTAAGGTTCGGGCCGTGAGTACCCCGTTTCAGGGCCGAAGGCGGGTCACATGCACCGACATCTAACGGACACCGAACCTAGCTGCTCACCGTGGATTCGAACCACGAACTTCCCGGGTCAGAGCCGGACGTTCTGCCAGTTGAACTAGCGAGCATCGATCTTTAGTTGTCAAGCTGCCCGAGCAGGATTCGAACCTGCGACCAGACGATTAACAATCGCCCGCTCTGCCAACTGAGCTACCGAGCATCGGCTAGCTGCCTCGCTTGGATTCGAACCAAGAACCTCTAAGTCCAAAGCTTAGCGTGCTGCCAGTTGCACCACAAGGCATTTATATCAGAGCTGGGGATGAGGCTCCCCCAGCTCCCGACCGATGATCGGGGCGACCTTCTTCGTATGCCTCATGTCGCCTTGCACGGGTTACGGGATTCGAACCCGTGATCTTCACATTGAGAATGTGACGAGATAACCGCTACTCCAAACCCGCTTACCCTATTTGCGAAGTTTCCGCTTGTGCGCCGCATTCAAGGCTTTACAGTCCTCGCATCCGCAACCCCTGCGCTCTCGCAGCCTAGCAGTACAAGGAACCTGCTTTTCTTTTATGCTCTTGTCAAGATGACAATCTGCGCACAGAACTTGACACTTGGCTAGTTCGGCGACTCGCTTCGGATTGTCCTTCGCCAGATGCCACACCTGCGAAGCCCTAAGCTCTTTGTCAGTTCTGTCCACGTGATCGATTTCGAGTTGATCTCGTCTGCCGCACCGCTTGCACGGCCCGTTTTCCTTGATCCACTCTTCACGAGCCCGTGCCGCGCGTTCCCGCTGATAAGCTCTTCGATCTTCTTTGTCTTTGTACGGCATCAGCGTCTAACCGCCCGACGTCTCCAGATTGATGTCCGGCACGATCGTTTCAGGTCGGAACATGATCTCATGGTGGAACGGATCGAGAGGTTCCGCCTGAAGCTGCTCGACGAAGTAGAACGTGTTGTCGGAGAGCCCAAGCATGTGCTTCACGTAGGACGACTCGTCTTCGCCTTCGGCGATCTTGCAGAGAACTTCGAGCTGATTGCCCTCGTCCGTGATGGAACACAGTCCTTCAATGGTCATGAGGTACTTGTCCGTGATGCCGTTGACGAACACGATGCGCCGGTGAACCCGGAAGTTGTCGGCGGCCGTGGTCATGTTCTCATCTACCGTGGTCGCCTCGTCGGTACACGCCGTGAGCGTCACCCCGAGCACAACGGCTCCGGCAGCGGCAACGAGCACCTTCGTCAGTTTTCGCATAGTAACCGTCCTCTTTCATCTTATGTCGCATTCTTGATGGGGCTCGGCTCACTACTTCCGAGCCCCGGAATGTTTACGCTAGGTTCGCCAGTCAGAGGCCGGAACTCTTCCGACATGCTCACTGCGGTGCGAACCCGTGCCCGCCCGTGGACTCGAACCACGCGCCTTCCGGTCCGGAACCGGATGCTCTATCCGCTGAGCTAGGCGGGCTCACGGCTTCGGGTCGAGACCAGCGCACCGCTAGTAGTGGTGTGTGGAACCGAAGCCGCTTTGTTGACGCCGTGGGTATCGAACCCACCACCCCCGAAGGGACCGGCTTTACAGGCCGGTTGCCGCACCTGCGGCTGACGCCATCGTGTCGAGTGCGGCAACACTCGACACACGGCACCGTTGCAGCGGTGCCGTTGCGCGTTGCGGAAGAACTAGTAAGAACACAACGCGGTATGAAGTTATCGAAGCGGAAGATAAAGGACTCGAACCCTCACGTGTTACCGTGGCCCGGTATTCGACACCGGTTGCGGACCATTCCGCGCTATCTTCCATGTCCGGCAGCACTTGCGGTCACCTAGCCGCATCGGCCTAGTTCCTACGTACTGCCGGTTCCCCTTCTCCCGTGCCCTCTGATCGCGTGGGAACGAAAGTGGAAAGCCGTGGAGTCGAACCACTGCCCGTGAGGACCATCCGGCTAGCAACCGGACCGCGCACCGTGCGCTGACCTTCCATCGAACGGCCCGGGAGCACATGAAGAGATGCACCCCCGAGCACTCTTTCCCCGAGCCGTTCTCGTAGCGGGAACCGGATTCGAACCGGCACCATACGCCTTATGAGGGCGCAGCTCTACCATTAAGCTATCCCGCATCGCAGTGCACACCCGAGTGGAACGCTCGTCGTGCACACCCTTGCGTGTATCCCCGCAAAGGTCCAGTCAGAAACCGTCAAGCCGATCCCCACGCGGTTCGTATCGAGTGATCCCCCAACGTGTGAACCTTCTCCGTTTCGGAGCCGGTATCGCATCCGCAACGCGACAGGGACTCGAACCCTGAACCGGCCCCGTCAAGGGGCCTGCTCTGCCATTGAGCTACCGCGTTTACCCCGGAACCACCCGGAGCCTTTGCCGGTCCCGGGAGCTACCCGAGCCGGTCGATCCGTTGCGATGGTCAATCGCTTGGCCTTGTGAAGAATGTACGGATCAACACACTCTCGCACCCCCGGATGGAATCGAACCACCTACACGCCGTTTTGGAGACGGCTGCTCTGCCAATGAGCTACGAAGGTTTGTACCGAGCCGAAGCCCGGACTTTGATGCTACCAAGCGCCGGGGCGCTCGTCTTGCTACTTCGGGTCAGGCAGCGTCTGCCCGTTGTCCCAGTCGAGATCATCCCAGTCGTTGTCCGTCTGCATAGTCGTCCTCTCGTCGGTCCGGCGTGTTCTGCCTTGATGTATTAAACAATAGCATGGGTTCCCCGGGCGCGCAACCCGGGGGTACCCCCTTGCGTCTGCGCAGGTCAGAGCGCGAACCACCGGTAGCCGTGCGGCTTGACGTACCGCGTCTCGGCTCGGCCCTCTTTCGAGAGCTGCCGCAGGCTCGAATACACCTGCTGTTCCTTCTCGTCGAGCGAGATCGCGAGCGCTTCTTTCGACACGCCCTCGTCGGGGTCGGCGGCCGTCAGCAACGCGTGTACGGCGTTGTCGCGGTCGATCGTCTCCTGCGGCCGGGGCCGACCGCGACCACGCTTAGGCTCGTTCTCAGCGGGCGCAGCAGCAGGTTCCGGTTCAGACTCGACGGGAGCGGTGTCGTCGACTGGCGTGATGGCGTGGTTCAGCACCGCGTCGACCTTCGCGCGCGTCTCGGCACTGATCGTCGGAAGGTCGACGATCACGGCCGTCTCGTGCTCTTCGTCCTCGCTCGGTTCGACAAGCGTCGGCTTCGGCTGCTCGACGACGCCGCCCGTGGCGTACGTCGAGACGTCTGGTGCGTCCGTGATGTCGTCGCTCGCGTCGTTCCGCGTGTCGTAGGGAACGGCCGTGGGCTCAGCGGGTGGCGTCTCGGCCTGCTGCGCCTCGCGTGCCTCACGTCGACGCTTGGCGAACGCGTTTTGTCGGTTACGTGCAGTGAACACTATTTGTCCTTTCTTCGTGATCTTGTGATTCTACCATTTATGAAAAAGAGGGTGCCCGCATTGCGGGCACCCTCATGAGCCGGGACTAGAATCCGGCGTCGTCGTCCGTAGCGACGCTCGCACCGGAGCTGGAGCCGTAGCCGAGCGATTCGCCCTCAGTGAGGGTCGGGAACTCGGTCACTTCGATCGCGCCTCCAGCAGGCGGCTTGATCGCCCACTGAATTTCCATGTAGTCGCCCCACTGCGCGTCTTCCTTTTTCTTGATCTTCGCGCGGAACGGCTTGCCCTCCATGACCTTCGCGAGCTGTTGCATGGTCGGCTTGTGCTTGATGAGGGTATCGAAGGTGATGCCCATCGCGCCGAGACTCTGCATGAACTTCTTCGCCATGCTGCCTTCGGACGAGCGGATCACATAGAACCGCTTGATTTCCTTCCCGGCGTGCGGGCCGCTCGTGATCCGAGCGTCAACCGCAACCATGGGGTTGCCCGAGCCGGAGACCTTGCCTTCGGCGGCGAGTACGACGAAGTCGTATTCGCCGTCAGGCGGTAGGGTGAGCTTGTCTTCGACATCGGCAATCCAGTCATCCCACGTTTCGTCTGCCATTGTCCTTATCCTTTCGTTTCGGCCGCAGCCGGGAAGATGAGACGCATGATCTGCGTCAAGTTCGGGTTGTCGTATGAGGCACGTTCGAAGCGGTCTTCGAAGTTCGAGCCGGTCACGTACATCGGGTGTGTCTTGACGAGCGCTCGGAACACCGAAGGCGCGTCATCAGCGATCATGCCCTGATCGTTCTTCATCAGCGCTTTCTTCATGAACACGATCGCGTCGAACGAAAACGGCAGTCGCCCCTGGATACCGCCCTGCATGGCCGGTCGGTGCTTGCCATCCTTAAACGTACTGTGCGCCGTGGCTGCGAAGACACGGAGCGGGTTCGCCGGGTCGGACACACGCGTCATGATACGAGACGTGTCGGAGAGAACCCGACGCCTGATAGCGCCCCAGTCCTGAATCCGAAAGTCCTCGTCAACCGAGCGGATCGCCTCGATCCCCTGCTCTTGTCCGACCGTGAGCGAGTCAAGCCCGATCGACACGAACGGATGGTCTCGACGGTCGAGCCATGGCAGCGTCTGTGCGAGGACAGCGGCGCTCGTGACCTTCACGATCGCGATGTCCCACGTCCCGTCCGCCTTCGGCGGTGCTTCGGCAGGGTTCCACAGCTTCAGCCGGAACGGTTGTCCGTCTCGGTTCGGGTTCGGTCGCCCTTGGAAGAACTGCCACTTGCCTTCGATGTCGAGAATCACGCATGGCGTCGGCATCGTGGCGAGCAGTGACGACTTCCCGTGCTTCGTCTCGCCGTAGACGAGGAATGAAGCGGTCTCAAGCTCGTTGAACACTTCCACTCATCATCTCCTCTCTGTCGTTCTTTCTATTATATAAGTCTACCATAGGCGCAGCGTACCGCGCGTGCGGGTCCCTTTCTTCGAAGAGTTCGCGAATGGCGTCTTCGACTCGTGAACCGTCGTCGAACATGCCGCAGACGTTGAAGAAGTCGCAATCCCATGAGCAGTCGCGAGTGACGGTCGGCTGCGCAAACATTCTCACGCCGATCTCGCCGAGCTGCGCAATGCGTTCTTCGAACTCGATCACGTTCGTGATGAGCCCGATCAGCCGGAGCCGGTACGACTCGACTTCGTCGGCGTTGTGAATGATGGTCTCGCGCATGTAGAACGGTGGCTTCGCTGTCTTCCCGCGCTTGACCTTCCGCAGCATGTTGTAGAGCGCCCC